CAGTTTGGCTAAGTTCAATATCACTAAAGAAAGTTTTATAAATCAATTTAAATTAAAAAGGTAACAAAAAATGAAAAAGGTAGAAATAGGCGGTCAGAAACGACCGATTAGATTTAGTTATTTAGCTTTAAAAGACATCTGTAACGATTGTAACTTAAAGTTAAATCAAATGGATCAACTAGGAACAGAGATAGACCACGTTGGTATTATCGCTTACTATGGTCTAAAATATGGTGCTAAGAAGAACGGAGAAGAGTTTAAGTACAAAGTTCGAGATATTGAACAATGGATAGACAATGAAGATTTCGGTAAGATAAATGAAATCTTTGAAGCGTTCCAATTAGACCAACCTCAGAAAAAGGGAAAGTAGAAGGGGAAAGGGATGAAGATGGTAAAAGTGATGATGATGATGTTGATTTAGTAGATGAAATTAGTTGGGATAAAGTAGAACAAGTTGGATTAGGAATGTTGGGGTTATCATACGATAATTTATATGATTTAACTCCACGTTCCTTTGAAAACAAACTTAAAGGGTTCAAAAAATACAACGAACAACTATCTCAAAATAATTGGGAACAAACTAGAATGATTGTTCACGCTGCTATCGTACCTCACTCAAAACACAAAATAAAGCCACAAGAATTGATGCCTTTCCCTTGGGACAGCAAAAATAAAGTTAAAAAAGATGTTGCTAGTAAAGAGCAAATCGAAGAGGTTTTAAAGAGATACAAACTAACAGAACCTAAAAAAATCAAAGTTTAAAATGGGTGGAATAAAAACTATTTCGATAATTGTAGCTGCCAATATCAAAGGCTTAGAAACAGGTCTTGGTAAAGCTAATAAATCTCTAGCATCGTTTGCATCAAAGTCAGCTAGATTAGGCTCTATGCTATCTTTTGGTGTTACAGCACCTTTAGTAGCTATGGGTAAACAAGCTTTCGATACGTTCTCTCAGTTTGAGAATAGTATGATGAAAGTAAATACTGTTACTGGTGCTACTACCGAAGAGTTTAAGATGCTTACATCCGAGGCTAAACGATTAGGTGCAACAACTCAGTTTACAGCTTCTCAAGTAGCCGATTTACAATTAGTTTTAGGTCGTAAAGGTTTTGATCCGACTCAAATTAAAAATATGGAGCAATCCATATTAGATTTAGCTTTAGCAACAGGAGAAGATTTGTCTTTAGCAGCAGAAACTGTATCGACTTCTATTAATGCTTTTCAATTAGAATCATCTCACGCAACTAGAGTAGCCAATACTTTAGCTTCAGCAGCAGCAAATTCATCTATACAACTTAACACATTCGCAACAGCCTTTGGTCACGCAGGGGCTTCAGCTAATGCTGTAGGAGTAGATTTAGATAGACTAGCTGCGATGATGGGTGTCTTAATGGATAATGGTATTAAGGCTTCTAAAGCAGGTACTGGACTTCGTAAGATATTTATGAAGTTAAACAAAGAAGGTGTTGATTTTACAACAGTCTTAGACCTAGCCACTCACGGTGAGATGGGCTTAGAAAAAGCTATGAAATTAGCAGGTGTTACCTCGGCTAACCAATTACTTATCTTAGCTAATAACAAAGAGAAAGTAGCCGAACTTACTAAAGAATATAAAACCAATACAGGTAGGCTTAAAGAAATGGCAGATGCAATGGGTAAAACAACCTTTGCAAAAGTAAAGAAAATGCAATCTGCTATTGAGTCTATGAATATTGAGTTAGGTGCTTTACTCGCAGATGCTATTACACCTATTATTGATAAAGTAACAAATTTAGCAGGTCAATTTAGTTTGTTAGATAATGATACTAAACAATTAATAATTACCATTGGTGGTGTTATGGTAGCACTAGGACCTGTAATGATGGGTATAGGAGCTTTAATATCACTTCTTAACCCAGTTACTATAGGTATAGCAGCTCTAGCAACAGCGTTTATATCACTAGCTCATTCATCTAGGAAAACAAAATCTCCTTTAGAACAAGAGCAAAACGCTTTGAATAATTTAGCAGCTAGGGCGATGTCTGCTAATGAAGGTACAGAGAAAAGAATAAAGTTAATAAAAGAGCTTCAAGAAAAATACCCTAACTTCTTAACCAATCTTAATGCTGAAAAAGTAGAAAATGAAGCTATTAAGAAAGCTTTAGACGGAGCAAATGAATCTTTATTAAAAAAGATGAGATTCCAAGCAGAGTCAAAAAAGATACAAGCATTAATGGCTACTCAAAATGAAGCTGCTACCAAGGTAATTGAAGCTGAAGATAAAGCTAACGAGGGGTTAAGAAATACATACGGAAAGCTAGGTGTAGATTTAAATGAGAATTTAAGTACTCAGCAAAAATTAAATAGAGTCTTAGATGATGGTGGTAGGTTTGTTCAAATAGCGATGAGAGATGGTAAAAAGTATGTTGAGGGTCAGGTACAAGGCATAAAAATAAGTCGAGAGGTAAAGTCAGCGACAGCAGAAAACAGTGAGGAACTTGGACAAGCTACTGAATCTTATAATACAGCTACAGACGCACTTAAAGATTACTTAAAATTTTTAGAAGAAATCGGGTCTACAGCAGGTCAAATTTTAGAAGACCCTGTTATTGACCCTGTTATTGACCCTGTTGATGAAGGAGGTACTGACCCAATAGAATACGATGGATCATCTCTTCTTCCTTATTTAACAGATTATGATAAGTTCCTTAAAGCAATAGAGGACAAAACTCAAGCTGCGAGAGACAGAGTTAATGAATTTTGGGGTGGTATAATGACTAATTTTGCTGAGGGATTGTCGAGTATATTCTCTAAACAAACTGAAATGGTTACTGTGATGGTTGATGGTGTCGAGGAGATACAAGAAAGAACTTTAACTCTCGGTCAGAAGTTTAAAAATTTTGTTAAAGAATTTATAAAGTCAATAGGACAAATGATTGTTAAAGCTTTGATATTAGCTGCTTTAATGTCAATTATAGGAGGAGGCGCACCATCTATGGGTATGGGAGGTGCAATGGGTGGTAGTAATTTTATGGCAAACTTTAAAAACATAGCAATGGGTGGCAATCTGTTTAGTGGAGAAGGTCTTGCTAATGGTGGAAAACCAGCCTTAAATAAATTAAGTTTGGTTGGGGAAAACGGACCTGAGTTATTTAATCCAGGTAGTACTTCAGGAACAATTATACCTAATCACGCTTTAGGTGGTGGTTCGGTTATACCTGATGTAAGAATATCGGGTGATGATTTATTGATTGTATTCGATAGAGCTAACAGAAGAAAAGCTAGAAGATAATGGCATACGGAAAGTATAAGTACTCTAATATAAAAGGGGAAAAAGGTTCAGATTGGAATATTGAGATTTGGAAAAAAGATTTCAATGTAGTACCATCTGTAGGAGATGATTTTCAAGGCGGAGTAGTATTTAAAGTTACAGCAACAGATGTTTATGTAGTAGCTAAAGAAAACATAACCGATGGATCTACAACTGTTTTTGATTGGGGTTGTGTAGGTACAACTATATCAGGAGCAGATGGTACAGCTATAGGAACAGGTAAACAAAACACAGCAGATATAATTGCAGGGTGTAGCTCAACCGATTCAGCAGCTTATATGTGTTCTAATTTAAATTCAAATGGATATTTAGATTGGTATTTACCATCAAAAGATGAACTTGTTGAAATATATAACAATAAATCAACTTTAGAGGCTGTTAGTGGGTTTAGTGCTTTTGGAAGTAATAATTTTTGGAGTTCATCAGAAAGTTCAAATTTAAACGCAAATTTAGTTTTTTTCTATAATGGCTCTACAAGTCAAACTAACAAAGGTAATAGTTACAAGGTAAGACCAATTAGGTCTTATAATTACACTCAAGTTACTGAATTTGACACAGAGGGTGAAGGGTTTGAAATAACTTGGAATGGTCGTGGAGGAACAAGAAATAAAGATTTTATAGGTTCGGCTTGTACTTTAAATATGATTATAAAAGATTCTTCTGAAGAGTCGTTTGTTTATGATGTTTTGACAAGTGGAGTTAGAAACTATTACATAAGAATATACAAAGGAGCTGTAGATGCTAGTCACACAAATTTATGGTGGTTTGGTTGGATTCAACCAGGCTTTGATTTTGTCGAAAACTCTCCATTTCCTTATTCATATAATTTAACTGCTACTGATTCTTATGGTTATTTAAATCAATTAAAGCCAGTTAGTTTTGATTACGAATGGGAAAAACAAAGTACTATAGCTGACGTTAGTACTGAAACAATTTTAATCCTTAATTTAGGTGGCTCTATAGATGTAGGGGGTAGCTCTTCAAATAATCTTACACCTGCTCCTGATGATTATTATTGGCACAGAACAAGTGCTGATTGGTGGGCTAGTGGGGATTATGATGCAACAGAAAATTGTTTAACAAAGTATTATGTCTCTCGTGGAGCATACGCTAATCGCTCTGAATTTGATGATGAAGGTAATTTAACCACATCAAACAATCCATTAGAGTATAAATTACAAGATGTTTTTAATGGTACTTTAAGGTTATTTAATTTAGTAGGATTTTTAGCAGAAGGTAAATACAATTTTATACAACCAAATAGTTTAATGGGTAACATAAATGGTTCTTTAAGTTGTTTTAATAGAAAGGCTACTATTGGTACTATGACATCAGAAACTCTTAATACCAAACTTACTATAGACCAATCTAATAACGTGATACTTGGTGGTTCAGGTTTAACTTACGAACCATCTTTAAATAGTGTATCTATTAAATACCCACAAGAAGCTTCTTTTAATGTACCTGCTGACACAGACCTTGAAGGAAACACAATAACAGCAGGTTATGTTGGTGCAAATTCAGGTGTATATACTTTAAATTATGTAACTAAAAATTTCACATCAGTTGTAAAATCTAACTTTAATTTTCTGAGTGACGACCACGACATATATAATAATACTTTTCAAACCACATCTAACTTAACTTTTAAATTAAGTAATGGTACTGATGATTATTATTTGCAACCACAAGGAGATGGTGTTTTTTCTTGGACTCTTAATAATAGTACAGCATTACCTATATCTATAGTTAGAGGATTTTTAGCAGGTGCATACCCTTCACCTCAAAACACATTAGAATTTGTTTTGTCAGGAGGTATTTCAAATGATCCTGATTTCACATACGCAACTACTACTTCTAACAACCTATTTAATGGTGGTGGAGGTGGTGGTAATTTTCCTTGTAGAAGGAAACCTGACCAACAAGTAGGTTCACCAGCAGTTACTTATTCTCGTTTTGAAACTTTATTAAAGTTTGAGTGTAGTGTGCAATCACCTCCTATAAGTGGTTTAATAACTTTAACTACAAGTACATCAAATGATTATCGTCAAAGACTGTTAACAGGAAATGTAAACCAAATATACCAGATTAACCCTGACCCTTCTCCCTATACAAATGAAACTAAAATATTAGAGTTACAGCTTACTCCATTTGAATCAGATACAGCTATAAGTGGTAATACGGAGGTTATATATACAGCAAGTCAAGACACAACAACATCTTTAGAATATGAAGAATTAGGTTCTTCTGCAATAGGTCAAACTTCTGTAAATGATTTATATGCTGTAAAAAGAAAAGTCAGCCCACTATATCCTCCTATTACTGGAGGTTTTAGAAGAGGTGATTCAGGAGACTTTAGAGATATATTACAATTAAATGTAAATGAATATTTAGAGTTACAAACAGAGCCATTAGAAGTATTACAAGCTGATATACAAAGTGCTAATATCTCTCCACTAAAGTTAGTTAAGTATTCTATTAATGATAATGGGTCTTATAAATATTATCAATTTTTAGGAGGTACATTTAAGGCTCAAAGTGAAATAATGTCTGGTGAATGGTACAAAGTTGGGTCACATACATCAAATCCTATAATAGTAGATGACCCTATTGGCAGCCCAATTGAATTAGCATTAAATCCAATATACAATAACCTCTCTAATATAGGTTCAAGTATATCAGGTTTAAATAACTTAAATACTACTGGTTTAAAGCCTATGGTTTTAGGAACACTTGATACAGCATTAGCATCAGGTGCAGCAATAACTAATATTAGTTTTGATTCAAATGTAGAGGGTAAGTATTATACTGGTCAAAAATTATATTTAGCACTAGCAAATGGTTCAGCTCAACAAGAGATAACTTGTTCTAGCACTAAAGCAGGTGTATCTTCCGTAGATGTAAGTTCAATTACACCTTCAAGAGATTATCCTATTGGGTCAATAGTTTTAGTTAAAACATCCGACCTAACCAACGTAATAACATCAGGAACATCAACACCAAGTTTATTTAGAGGTATAAATACATCATTTATTTATATTAGAGCAAATGAGTTTAATATTACTAGCCATAGTACCTTTAGTGTTTTTACAAAAGATAATTTAGGATCTGTAAAACCTACAGCAACACAGAGCAGAGGTAAAATATATGCTACAACTTTTGTTCCTTATAACTATGAAGTAACAAGCGTCAATATTTATGCTAGTGTAAACAATAATATAAGAGTTTTAGAGGGTAGAACTAACAATGATTCTACTGCAGTAATTGATACAGGTACAAGTAACACAACAATGACATTAAGTACAGCCTATCAAGGTGTGGATGGACGTTATCTTATATTAGAATTTGAACAAAGTGCACACACAGACGAAATTTACGGAGGAAAAATAGCAATACAAGCAGTATAAAAAGGGAGGTTGATTGTAGTGTATCTTTTCGCTACCTTTTCGATAGGCTACTTTCACTCCCTTTACATAAAAACAAAATAACGTAAAGTAATGCAAGTGACAATAGGATTAATAGAGTTGATAATATCAATAGTTGTATTACTCTCAACAGGCGTAGGTGTTTGGACGAATCTACAAACTAAAGTAACTAAACTTTCTTCTAGGGTATATCACTTAGAGCAGTCTGATGTCGAATTAAAAACTATCTTAGCAGATATATCGACTAAGTTACACAAGATAGAATTATTGTTAGCTGCTAATCAAATCAAAGAGAAATGAGACTAAGTAA